AATATTATACTTGGGGATATACTTGATTCTTCAGGAGCAAAAATAGGTTCAACCGCAGCTTTAATTAATTCAATTAATTTAGTATCTAATTTTCCATTTTTAAATGAAAATGAAAGTATAACGGAATTTGAATTAATATCAGCAGGAACTATGTATTATTCAACAAATTCAAGTTATAAAAAAATGTTTGATATTAAGATAATTGGATCTGATACAAATAGAAAAGTTTTGGTAAAAAATTTAATATAAAATGGCAGTAACACCTTTAGTAAAACCTATCGATAGTAAGACTGGAACGTTTTATGCATTTCAAAGTGCAATAAATGATTCAAATTTAATCGGAAGTCAAGATAATTTTAGATTTACATATTCTAAATATGCAATGCTTCGCATTCCAGAAATTGGTGTTATTAGTTCAAATCAATTTGACGATATAAGTGTTCCAAATAAAGTGCAATTTAAGGCACTTGGTGATTCTGTATTAGTTGATGGGTTAGAATCAGATCAAGTTTATAATTTTTCTCAAAGTTTCCAAAATTATTGTTTAAATATGGAAGCAGTTTTATTATCACAGCCAAATTATTCATCTGGTAGTAATAGAACTGTAGCTGAACGTGTATTTTTTAAATGGTTAAAAGAACTTGGTTCTATTCGTTTTAGAGAAACAAATACCTCTGAGAAAGATAATACTGTAGTTTCCGATAAGCGATTTGTAGAAGAAGATGAATACTTTGATCAAAATACAGGAAATTATGTTGGATACAATAAAGTTGTAAAATATGTTAATGATATATCAGCTATACATTCAAATAAACAAGATATCGTAACTACAGAATTATATTTATATACACCAACCGATCATGGTACTACCCCACATGTATTATTTAAATCAATATCAGATGATAATTATAGTAATTCTAAAAGTTATATAAATGTTTCTAATTCAAATAATAATGTGGAATATTTATCTGGTCGTACAGATGAAGATGTTAGCCCATTTGGGTTAAAAACAAAATCATATTATGATTATGATGGTGATGAATTGATTACATATGAAATATGGAATGATACGACAGATGTTTATGAATCTGGATCATGGTTTATAAAAGAAATAGGAGATCCAACTATAAATTCATATATAACTAATTCTGAATTTAATATATCTATAAATCAACGTTTAAAGAAAACTAAAGACGAATCAAATAATGTTGAATATTTACGTACAACATTAGATGGTATCACTATTGATTGGAATTTAAATAATTATGCACTTGCACAATCAAATAATGATTCGCATATGCAAACGTTTAATGATTTTAATTCCTATATTAATTCTAAAGATTTCGAATATAATGCAATATTAATTTATTATGATTTAATAGATATTAATGATCCAACAAATGTTATAACCAATTTGTACGGTGTTTATTTTTTAAATACTATAGTAACATTTGGAACGGAACATATAATACAAATTAATACTAAATATAAACCAGATATAATTAATAAAACAAATGGTACCGCATCAGCATATAAAATTAATTTAAAAAGTGATTCATCATATGAGAATGTTGGTGTGGTTAAATTATTAAATACTAAAACATCTGGTGATTATAATACATTTTCTATGGATTTATATATTGAAGCTTTGACTTCAATGAATAATATGGCTAAGACATATGCTAATAATATTACATATATTACTGACATTGCTAACCAAATAACACAATTGAGGAATTTATTTATAGATGATGTAAATAAAGATGAAATAATGGCAGAAATAAATATTATAGAACAGTCATTGGCTCAATCAAATTCTTTATTTGAAAGTTCAAATGCAATAATGGAATATATTCAAGATTTATATAGTAAATATAATGATATATTAACAAACAATACCATTCTTGATGTGAGATATAATTTATCATCATCTATACTTAATAGTATGATAGAACATAATCAGGAATATAATATATCTATAAATTCATACAAGATTGATTTAAGTTCTGCTAATTTCATACCTCTTGTTAAATATAATAATTATATAAAACATAAGAATCCAGAAGGTATTAATATTACTAAACTTGACAACGATTTATATATTTATATCGATGATAGTTCTATTAAATGGTCATATGGTCAATCATTTAAAATTATTTTTGGTGATCAATTTGATCCACAAAATAATACAATTTATATTAAAACTGATTCGAGTAATAAATCTATATTATCAACACCATATGGTGTAAATATCGCTTCACTAAATAAAAGTAATTTTGAAAATTCGGATTTAAAACCAATATTTGAAATTATATGTGTAGATTCAGATAATTTTATTTTCGAGATAGATCAATTAAAATAATAAAATAAAGAAATGTCAGATAACAGTACATCACAATCACAATTAATGGCTAATATGGTAATCCTTTATGGTGCACTACAAGAATATTTACTTAAATTTTCACAATCTACCACATCATATTCAGACTACACTAGTTTTGAGTGGTATGATATAAATGGTACCGAACAATCTATGAATATTCCATCTATTGGTCATATTAAATCTGATATTGAAAGTGTTAAAGATCAATTAGAATCTTTGATTTCTAATAATGATGACAAAATAACGTTACGTTATAAAGATGGTACTATTAAGTCATTTGAAATGCAAAAAATATCTCATTTAATTGATACATTAAATGGTATACAAACGACAGAATTCGAAGTACCTATAGAATTTAGGGCTAAAAATAATTGGATGTTTGAATCATTCTTAAATCCATTATTAGTAACATCAGTTAATGTTGGGCAATTTACAAAAGATAATGATATTAAAAAATTCTCGGTAAGAAGAATTATACTTAATTCCCCAACAACTGATAATATAAATTATTTTAATAATAATTTTAAGGGACGGAATGATTTATCACACGATAATGTAATTACATCATTACAAAATTCAGGAATTGCATATAATTTAGATGATAATGAATATGAATTATCATCATCTATAAATAGATTTAGGGGATCGTTTAATGTAATTAAAATAGACTATGATACTGCTAATATTTCGAATAGTGAATATTCTAGAATATACTATACTCTTGATAAATTATTTTATACTGATATTATAAATAATCCAAAAGGTAATACATATTTAGTAGAAAATGATATACTTATAACTTCAGATGATACCGAATATACTGTAAAATCAATTGATAAATCAACTAGACGTGTATTATTAGAACGATCTTTCGGTAGTTCTCCTATTGCTATGGGTGTCGGTATATTAAAAATAAAACCACAAGCATATAGAATCCCAGAATTACAAATAGGAATCGGATATAATGAAAGAGAAATTATATTCGTTAAACCGATATCTACACATCTTGATCTAACTACAGATACTTGGTCAAAAGGATTTGGTATTTTTACAAATGAATTAAATATTTTACTTAGTGATGGACAATCTATAGCATTAGATTTATATTATAACACATATGTTGCCGATTTTGGATTAGCTATGTTAAATATGTCCAAAGAAAAGCAAATACCAGCAGCAATTGGTTTAACTCCAATTGCACCTATATTAAATCCAGATGATTTAAAAATAACTAATATAAATTCGCATATCACGGATGATAAAAGTTCTAAAGATTTTAAATCTAAAATAGCGACTAAAGAATCTCTTAAAAATCAAATAAATGAGATTAATAAGTCTATTAATGCTAAAAAATCTGTATTAAATACATCATCTACTTCTAATGAACAAGAAAGATTATCTGTACAAAAAAGTATTAATGATCTTGTAACAGAAAAGGCTGGTTTACAAAAACAATTATCTACAATACTAGATGAAATAACATATGATATTAAATCCAGTAATGTTATTGGTACATCAACAAAATATAGAGTTAGGGGGTTTACATTAATTCCACAACCAAGAGTTGGTGAGTATGGAAATCAGTATATTATACAAATGATTGTATCATACAGATATAAAAGTAAATCTGGTGGATCAAATACATCAGAGAATATTCCATTATCAGAATCCGATGGTACCATTACTCCTGCATATTTTTCAAATTGGACTGAAGTTAGATCTAAATTGAGAATGAAAAAATATGATTCAGATAAAGGAGTTTATGTTTGGGCTGATGAAGATGTTCAAAATTCTGATGTTACAAATATAAATCAAATTGATATACCAATTAGTAGAGGAGAGATTGTAGAAATAAGAATGAAGTCAGTTTCTGAAGCTGGGTATCCATTAAATCCATTGGAATCTGCGTGGTCAAATGTAATTGAATATGAATTTCCAGCAGAACTTGAAGTTGAATCTGAAGATTCATTATTATCAGAAAGATTAGTAATCGAAGACGCATTAGTTGGATTTCAAGATGAATTAAATGCTCGTGGGTTAGATAATCATTTATTGGATTCTATTATAACTGGAGATAAATATTATTCACATAAATTAGAAGGAATTGCCTCTGGATTCTTTACATCAGAAGGAAATATAATAAATGGATATGAATTTTTAAAATCATTATCTAATAGAATAGATTCTATTGAAAAATCAATTTCTATAAGTATCGGTGAAATTAAAGTGAATATTATAGATTCTGAGGGAGTATCATATACTGTAAATCAAGGATCAAATTTAGAATTATTTGCTGGATTTTATGATGAATTATCTGAAAATGAAGGAGATATTATATCAAAAGTATATACTGTCAATATAGAAAATATATCAGCTAATATTCTTCAATTGGTATCTAGATTTGGTGGTGGAATTGGAGAATCGGTTCCAGAATCGATAAATATGACTGATGATTATGGAATGAATAGAAAATATGATTTTGTTCCCTTAAGTATATCTACAAATGATATACCAGATAATACTGGGGAATTTAAACAAATTATTGGATTTCAATCAGAACAAGTAAAATCTCAATTTATATATAATAGATATAAAGATTATAGTTTATCAAAAATGTTATATTCATCAAGTGTTATAAGTGATGATTCATATAATTATAATTCACGTTTACAACCAAATGGAAATATACCAACGCCTTCACCGACTGATGGTATTAAATATTTACCAAACATACCAACATCTCAGGCAAATACAACAACTGGTATATGGAATGGATATATAACCAATAATAATATTGGTGCTAATGGAGAAACTACTGAATTTTGTATAGCATCAGATCATCCAGGTCTTATAGAATTAGCTAATACTGGAAATTATAATGGAATTAATACCATTAATGAATTGGTTAAAAAAATAAATGAACCAGAACTTACTATAAATGGTCAGCAAAAATATTTAACATTTTCTCATTCTGTTGGATTTGATACATCCGTTGAAGAAACAACTAATGTGATAGGAATGAAATATTATCAACAATGTAAATATTATCAGCCAGAAGTTTATACGACACCTATTTTAAATAACACATTAAAATATTATCCTAATAAAATAGGATTTGCTGAAAATGATAACTATCTAATTGGTAGATATACGTGTGGTGCATATTTATTTACTCAACCAAATTCGTATGATAATATTTCTATTAAAGGTAATCATCCAGAATTAGCAAATATTAAATTAAATTATGGATCTGAAAACTCAATTAATATTCCAGTTATATTCCAATTTAGATGTACTGATAAAAAAGGTTATATTGGTGGTTATAGATATGGAACTGAAACTCCAAAGAATATTACATATAAAAAAACTATAGGATTTGATATATACGAAAAATTATCATCTAATATAGCAAATATATTTGATGATGTATTTTCATTTGATTTAACAATATCATGTAAATATAAAAAAGATGTTACCGATACAACAATTAACGTAACAAGTACAACGGGAGTAAAGAATGTTTCGTATAATTTATAAAATACAAAAATATATAGTGAATGAATTTTAAAGATATTTCAATTAATGATGCATCATTCTCATTAGTGAGAACGAATCCAAAATTAACTGGTAACATAAAATTAACGATTGATAGCGATAACAAAATATGGTTAAATTCTATTGATGCTAATGTAGAATTATCTAAAGATATGTATAAAAAATATGCAATCAATAGTAAATTTTCACATCCTGGAAATATTATGAAATTTTTTAATAGAGGCAAAGTTTCAACTGATATATTATATGATGTTTTTACATATGTTGATCCTACAAAGATTTCCAATAATTTTAATGATCAATATGATTTTTCATTATATTTTTCTGGAGCAAAATATCTTAAAAGTACTCAATATTCAGAAAGATTTTCATATTTTTCACCATTATATATAAAAAATCAAGATATTCCAGAATATTTCGTCATATTTAAAATAGATGATCCAATAAATGATAATATTAAAATATTAAAAGATAATCCTTCCAAATATGAAAGTTCTGAATATATGTATGATTTATTAAATAAATCGACATTAATTAAAACTTTCGATTTAAGAAAAGGTACTATTATTGGTGATTATTTAAGAAATATATTTTGCGATGATTTATATCCAAACTCTCCACTTTCTGTGAATTTTAATAAAAATGAAATGACGTACTGGAAGGGAATTGATGTAAAAAATGGAGTTTATTCACAAAAGGGTGAATATTTATATGATTTCTATAAATCTGATTATCCGATAAAATATTTTGAAAATTATATAACATCTGGATATGAAAGACATGGAATCTTATTTCCGGATATTATAAATCTTGAGTTTTTATTTGACGATGAAACATCTAAATTATTTGATCATAATAGATATATTGGGTTTTATATAAATGAAATGCAATTATCTAAGTTTATTATAGATGCAGAAAAACAAAAAAATGATCAATTAATTCTTGGGAATATTCCACATATATATAATACAATTGATCAATTATTAAATGTTGATTTATTTTTAAATAATGATAATGGAGTTTCATTAAAATCATTAAGTGATGAAAAAATAGTTTTATCTGACGGAATATCTATACCAAGTTATATCGATTTAATTCCTTCATTGAATAATCAACTAGTTCCATATATAAAAGATAAGAATGAAAATATTTATAGTATATCTAATCTAACGATACACGAAGATGAATCATTAGATGTTGTGACTGTAACTAAAAAAGAAATTAATTTGAAGGATTTTATCGGGAGCGATAAAATTGTATCATTATCTGATTCTGGATTAGTTGTAGAATCACCAGGAAAATCATTTATTAGTTTAAAATTAAATGGTGAAATAAAAAATACAGATGAATTATTAATATATTATGATGGTGGAAGTAGAATAGATCAAAATGGTAGATTCTATGATTCAATTATATTTTCGACGGGATTTGGATCACCAGCACAATATGGTGATGTTGGAGAACATTATGCATATATACAAAATTATAGTAATAGTGGTATTGAATATAAGGATCCATCATCATTTATGGGTTATTGGAATACTATAGATCAAGATATGATAAATAATTTGGATAACGGAGAATATGTTATAGTTTCTCAAAATGGTGATAGCTCATCAACTCCATTTGAATTACTAGTTGATGGTACATTAATTTGGTTTTATAATATATCTATTTTAAATTCATATAAAATCAATGATATAATAAAAAAAGAAAATGATGTATTAGTATACAATTCAGATGTTTCCGATTTATTTAATTATTATTATGTTGGCATAAATGGCGCAAATGGATATGAATTATTGAGTAATAGTATTAGCGATTGTTTAAATGAATTCCCAAGTAAAGGATTTAATGTATATACCAATAATGGAGAAATTCTTATTATTTCAAATTCAAATGGTAATAATAATGATAAAATATCGGTTAAGTTTATTTCAAAAACGAATTTATATTCATCAATTATTATTAATGGGTTAACTGGAAATGATATTAAGGATAAAATAATACAATCTATAGGTGGAACCGAATATTCTAATATATTATTAATCGATAATATTCATGAAGGGTCTATAAATGTAAATTCTTTAGTAAAAATTAAAAGCGGATATTCAAAAATTAAAGAAGTAACGAAATATGCCGGATTATTTTATAGAAATATGAATAATTCGGATTTATTAAATGCTTTTGATATAGTTGATAATAAAATCGCAATAGTATTAGATAAAAATGAAATTCCATTAATTCAATCAGGTAAATTCGAAATAACAAATGAATATAATATTACTTTGGGTGCGTTGTCATTTTATGGAATTAAAGACTTTGATTTTGACTTTTATTCAAATAGGTATGGTAAATACCCATATTGGGAAAATTATAAACATTTTTATATACCAGCAGATAAAGAGTTATTACAATTTAATACTATGTATCTAGTACTTGGTAGCGGTAGATTATCATATAATGGGATTGAATATAGCGGTGGAACATATTTTCATACAAATATAAAAATTGGCAATGAAAAAAATAATAAATATTCTATTATTTCTGGAGATCCTATAGTTATTCCATGGTTTTATTTAAATTCGGATACTATAAATTTATCAGAAATTGTAAATGGTAGTGATTATCAAATAACAAATGAAGGTATTAGTATAGGAATGAATTATATAGTTAATGATGATAGTTCAACTATAGTATATTACCCAATACATGATCAGAATCCAGATATAATTCTATTTGAAGGATTTTCTACTCTTAGAGATAACGATATATCATTTGATTCTACTTTAAAATCATTTAGTTATAAAGATAAATTTATAAAGGGATTATTAAGATCAGAATATGATCTTTATAAAGAGAATTATTATCCTGGATTTTCTAATTCTAGTAAAATGGTTCCGTATGTTTGTAAATGGGGGTATGTTAATGGAGATGATTCAAGAAATAATCCATATAGACTTGATACATCTTTAGTTTTTGGTGTTAATAATTTTTCACCGTCACATATTATAGATTCACAATCTCCTAAAAATATGACGCATGAGTGGTATTATTTAGTATCTGATTATAAAATTGATGATAATGATATAAATTATGATAATTATTGTTATATCAAGGATGGGTTGGATATAGAATCTCCTGAATTTAATTTTATTGATAAGTTTACATATGAATCTAATGGCAGTATTCAATATAGATATAGTAATATTAAATTTAATAAAGATACCGGATTATGTGAAACATTTTTTAGAGGAGTTCGATTATCATTTAATGAATTAAGTAAGGGTAGATATGATACTGATACAAATGGTAAACCATTATATGTAAAAAATAGTAGGAAATATGATGGTTATAAATTTACTTCCGTATTACAACCAATAAAGGAATCCGATAATTCAAAACCACCAATTGAAATGATAGTTAAAGAAGATCATGATCAAAAATATATAATATATTTAATTAAATTTTATGTAGGTGATTTATCGAATATAAATATAAATTCTGGTCATGAAAATCCATTCCAATTAAATGATTTATATGAATCAATTGGAACATACAAAGGATTATGGGATGGGTCCAGTGAATTTGATAGTTTGAATATTGGTGATTATTATATAATGAATTATACTGGAATTCTTGAAAATCCAATATATATTAAATTAATTGATGATTCTATTGTTGAATACACATCATGTAAAAATGGTGATATAATTAGATATAATGGCGGATCTCCTGAGTTGTGGTCATTAAATCCAAATCCATACAAATATATGGATGTATTATATAGTACCAATCCTTTATATAAAATTGATGGCGATTATAAAATTAAATTTGATTCCCTTGAAATTTCGGATTTAACTTATACTCAATTATATTCGTTATTGCATAAAAAAATATCAATTATAGATAATTTTTATTCAACTATAAAAATACCATCAAATTTAAATATTATACAATTGGGTAATAGAACTAATATAAATGTTATAAATAATCAATATCCAGATTATGTGAATAATTTAATGGATGAAATTTCAAATTTCGAAAAAAATAATATTTTAGTATACACAAATACTATCGACTCTAATATTAATGGTATACATGTATCTATGTTGGATGTTGTTAATTTTGATCCTAGTAAATTTATTCCTATGGATTTTAATCCTATTGTAAAATCATTAAATGAAATTGGAGTATTTTATAAATACGATTATTATAATATTCATTCATTTGATATCGATTATAATAAAAAATCATATCCAGTATATACTAAAGATTTAAAACAAATTTCAGGAGGTAAAAACTATTATAAAAAATTAATAAATAAATTATCATTTTCTAATATAAAATCATATTTTAATACATATTCATCATTTATTCAATATAGTGATAATTCTCTTGGGTATATTGAAATATTAGATGATTCTGTAATAACAAAAACGAAAAAATTAAATATATCGGAAATAAAAACTAATAAAGTTATAGGATATAATTATGATATTAAAGATTTAGATTATCCATATAATATATATAGATATCAAGGAAGATATATGCCGATATTTAGAGATATTATTTTCTATTCATCTAATTTTATAGAAGATTTAAAATTTCCAAATATAAAATTTAATTCAAGTATTAAAAATTTTGGAGAATTAGAAAATTTCTGTCATTTAAAGATTTCTGATAAAAACATATTTGAATTCTCCAATAATTCTAAATATAATCTAGAATATGAATTGATAGATGTGGTTAATATTGGTCAATCGAATTTAAGTATATTACATACATCTTGGGATTACGGATTTCATAATTTATATTCAACAAAAAATACATTTGAAAAAGTTGCTGGATCTTTAAGAATAGAAGAAGATGATACATTTATTAACAATATAATAACATTGCCAAATGAAGTTAATCTAACTAAATTTTCATCGGAATTGGTAAATGATATTTCAATTATCGATATGAAAAATAAACAAATTGTTTATCAAATAAAAAATAATATAGTTACTGGTAAAATTAATATAATTGATATATTCTCATCAAAATTAGTTGATCTTGGTATCAATAAATGTTTTGAATTATTATATGTTGATGCTATAAACCAAAGCGAATTTATAGGTAATATTACAATGAATGAATATATAAAATTATATATTGATACTAATATTGCGCCATTATATGATGTCAATTACGTTTATACATATCTAAATAAAATAAAAGGTTCTAATAAATTTAATATTAGTAATTCTGATTTAAATAATATTGACATTTCTAATTTAATATTAGATAAAGATGTTAAAATAAATAAAAGTGAAAAATACATTATAACATTTACTTATGAATTAAAATCGAATTATAATTCCGAGATAAATTTTGATGTTACATTAAAATTAATATAATATATCATGTCAGAACTAATTAAAATGCTAATACTAGAACCATCAGATACACAACAAAATTATGTTGCGAAATCTAATTATAACTTTCAACGATTAATTGATATCGTAAATGGCGTTATAACTATAAAGGGAGATAAAGGAAATCCCGGTCTTCCTGGGATTCCCGGAGCACAAGGTCTTTCTGGAGATCAAGGATATTCCTTATATACATACTATGGTGATCCTAATGATGATGCTGAATTTAGACAATGGGTTATAGATAATAATATAAAAATAGGTGATTACGTATTGTCAACTGCTGATAATACAATTCATTATATTACGAATCTATACACATTTCCAACAGAAGATCCGGTTGTAGATTTTCCCACAATTATACAATCTGCTGTAGATACATCTCCTACATTAGAACATGTATTTTCATATGCATATACAAATACTGATGAATCAAAAACTATAATCCCATCATATATTAGATCATATGATAATACTCAAAATGTTTCATTATTATTAACTAATTTTAAAACTAGTACAGAATATGATGGAAATAAAGATTATTGTAAAAATTCAAATTATCACTTTATAACTTTATATAATTCAGTAGATAATCACATAGATGATATGTTTACTACACAAACTCATAATTATTATAATGTATCATCAATTGTAAATACACAAAATGGTATTTTGCTTGGCTCAAGGATAGAATCTGGAGAATCATCATCATATTCTACTTTTCAAGATTCATTAAAAATATTATATAATTATGACAATTATAATAGAGCTACGGAAGGTGTATTTAGTTTATCTAATGATTATGAAATAATTTTACAAAGCGGTTCCACTTTTAATACTGGATTTAAATTTATAAATAATACCGGAGATTATACACAGTATAATGAATTGGATGATTATATACCAAATCAAAACCCAATTATTTCTAATAGCGATTTTAAAAATTCATTTGTATTATTTGGAAATAAAGGATATTTAAAAGAATATATTTCTAATATAAATCATAATATAATTAATTCTATAACATTGACGAGCAATGTTGATTCATCTACTTATAATAATAATTACTTATCTTTCGGTGAATTGGTAAATCGTGAGTTCTTTTTTAAAACGACATCAACTTTACATTTAGATATTAATGGTATATTAAATATTGGTGTTGATTCATTTCTAAATATTAATGTTGGGGATAATATATCAATTACAAATGATTCAATATCTGATATTTCATTAATTCCAAATGGTAATATATCAATTGGTTTAAATTCTATCGATTTAAATGGCAAGTGGAATGGAATATATTTAAAAAATGATATTCAATTATATGATAAAAATAATGCTAAGTCATATTCATCTATATATCATTTATCCGATTGTTTATATATTACAAATAATCCAACATCAACACATACTGCAAAAACTTCAGTATATTATTCTACAATAATTTCAAGTCCAGATACTACATTATATGAAATAACTGGTAGCATAAAAATAAAAACCGGAGATTCTACATATAGTTTACAAGGACAGACCATTGGTAATATAGAATTAATTACCGGAAATCCGACTGGGTATTATGGTTCTGGTGGAAATATTATATTAAAAAATTATGGAAATGGAAGTATTATATTAGATACAAATAGTGTTATTTTTGAAAATGATAGTTATAATTCAAAGGTTTTGGTTACTTCATCAAATGGAACCATATCTAGATTATTTTCCACTGAATCTACAATTCCATCGAATTTACAATTACCATATGATGAATTAATTACTGTAAATACAAGCAGTTCTTATAAATTTGTCATGTCAGATAATCTTAATTTTTTACAAACTAAAATTAATAATATAATAAATCATATTAATTCAGATTTGGATTTAAATATATTAAGTCAAACATTAGGTGGTACTGTGGATTATACATTACATTCTACCGATCAAATAGATACACAACACTGTTCTATAAAAATTGATTATTTTATAAATCAAAATAATAAAGGTATTGTAAATATATATGGGTATGTAAAATTAATTAACACGAATTTATCAGCGAATCATTTTTACACTATTGGATATATAAGTAACTCTTCATTATTTCCAACTACGACTAAAACTGGTCAAGGTATTTTTAGTGAAACTAATTCTGCTTCAGATATGTTGGAGTCTATAATTTGGACGGATGGTAGTGGTAGTACATATGGATATGGCGAAACATTACCAAATACTCCTACAGTATTTAGCGAATTTCAGTCAGCTCTAATAGTAATATCAAGTAGTGGTCGAATATTAATAAGTCCAGGAGCAAGTGTGAGTCATTATGTAAGATTTAATTTTACATATATGGTAGAATAATCTAATTAAACTTAAAATTAAAAATAGATGTATCGGATGGATTAAAAAGCGTTTGAATTAAATCAAATTTAAACGCTTTTTCACCATTAAACCATTTATTTGTTATAATGAGTGCTCTTACCAATTTAATTGCTTTAATTTGGCTTATTTTGTGTCTAAAATCGATTCCTATACTATTCAATTCGGTTATTTTATTTTTATTATCTAACTTCGTATTATATTCTTCTATGAATTTTTCATATTTCTCAGTAATATTATTACCCTTTAATTCAATTATTTTTTCAAAATAATTACCAAGTGGAGCACTCGATGTATATTTGTTTCTATATATAGAAATTGATTTTTTTGTATCACATATAAAAAATATTTCATTCTGCTCATGAATATTTTTATTTTTTATAAAAATATTAAGATTATGCATATCATCATGTATGAATTGAGATAATATCCGCATTTTATCCGATATCAAATGTTTAAATTTATTTGCAGTTATTGTAAATGATTCATTTTTAATTTCATCACTTGACATATATTTATATAATTGTGATAAGTTTTTATCGACTATCGGTATATGATATTCATCATAATATATTTTATTATCTAATAATGAATTTATATTCAATCCATGATATAATAATTCTACATATGTATCATAATCTTTATCATTTATGGGCTTATTTATATCTCGTTCATTCCTTTGAACCATATAACCTTGTCTTTCAACGTCATACATTTTATCATCATCATCAAATATAAACCATTTTGGCGTTATAACTAAATTATGTCGAATTTTACTCATTCTTTAATAAACATTTTTATAAATATATAAAAAATTTAACTTTTTTGTTAACGTTAATTTCTATTTTTTTCGTAAATAAATAAAAATAAACCATTAATGGCTAGATTAACATTACATATTAGCTCTATAGATGATAATTCTCTTTCGTTTTCTGGAAATTTCAGGATATTTTCAACAATTGAACCAGTTAATACAATTTTAAATATTACTTCTATTATAGAAGACGTAAATATTAATGGAAATGTTGGATCGAATATAAAAAGATATTTTAGATATTCTAAAGATGGTGATAATTGGTCAATGTGGTATGATTATGAGCCATATTCATCTCCGGAACTTGGAGTTATAGGATCAATTGAATTTAATCCAGATGATTTTTTATATTTTTCATTTAAATATCTATATGATGATGGAACACATAATGAATTATCCGATATTATAACCGTAAATAGTATAGATTTACAATTTAATACTAAATCCACTAAGGTTCCACTTAGATTAAATCGAATTAATGTTAATGCTAAATGCTCTCAGGAATCTTGTCCGGAATTATTATTTAATAGAGATTCTAAATTAAATTTATATGATATTGGAAATTTAAGTGATGTGTACCTTAATATGTCAAGATCAATTAACGAATTGGCTGGATTGCCGGTATTATATTTTCAAACAATACCAAATGAATCTGGAACCGATTTTATTTTTAGGGAATATAGCTTATATAATGTAACTAGTAGAAAGTGTATAAAGGTAGTTGTCGATAAAAATGAATTTCCAAAATCTGATTTCATGTATCAAGGATCTGATATGAATTATCAAGGTCCATTTGAAATAAATATTGACAAAGCATATTTTGAGTCTATGTTTGGAAGAAAAAAGGAACCAAGAAAGAAAGACTTTTTATATTTTCCATTAATTAATAGGATGTATGAGATTCAAGACGTAACGATGTTTCGAGGTCTTATGATGATGCCAGTTTATTGGAAAGCATCATTAGTTAAATTTAAACCAAATTTAAATCTAAAAATGCAAGATCAAGATGCCCAGTTTTTAGATAATATGATATTAGATAGCGAAGAACAATTTGGAAAAGAAGCAAACGAACAAGAATTAAATTCACTTATGACACAACAATATACATCGGTATCTACCCAAAATGATGAAGTTCGTGAATATTTAGATCCAAATATTCGTATAAATGAAACTGAAATTAATTATAATTATACTCGAATGATAAATTATTATTATAATATGTCATCAGTAACCAATTCATCTGATTTAGGAGTAATATATAAAGATTCTGCAAAAATAAGCATTGATAATGATGTAACATTTATGTTTAATTTTAATATATTATCTAGCGCTACTACTGGTAATTTAATATTTGTTACTACAGATGGCGTTGGTGGCAATATTCTTATAGACGGGGATTATAGTAATTCTAATCAATCATTGGAATTGAGAGTTACTATAAATGGTAATGTGTATATATTGGATTTACTAGATATACAAAAAGGTTATTGGTATTCCACTATAATTTCTATATCACCTACATATAAACAAGTCGGGATGTATGTATATTCATATGAATATGATCCGATCGATAATGATAATATAACTGGATTTAATTTAATTAATAAATCATTAATATCGATAATGAATATTTCCGATATCACTATAAATGATAATAATAAATTTGCATTATTAAAAGGTAATATACTATTATCAAATTTCAGAATATTCAATAGAACTATAGAAGAAGAAAAACATGAATTTATAATTTCTCAATTATTTATAAGAGATGAATCAATGCTTAGAGTTATAGATAATTCTAGACCAAAAATGGGAATGCCATATTTAATGAAAAAATATTAAAAAAATTATAAAATGATTAAAAAAACTAATATCGATGATATATATTTTAGAAATGCTGCAATATCTGTTATTCACTATTTGCATAAAAATCTAAAATTAGAACAGATTGAACATGGTGAATCTAAATTTTATCAAATTCCTGTATTTTATAATAAAGCTCAAGATTCGCAGTTTATGAGAGATTATTTCACTCAATATGCGGATGAATGTTCTCCGGTTGAATATGTCGAAGGTGATTTTGATATTGAACCATTCGTTATAGTAACATTAGATTCAATATCTGTAAAAACTCAAGAAATGACTAATAAATTTGTTCGGGGAAATTATGTTGTAACAGAAAATGATAAAAATGGATTTCCTGTAAGAAAGGGATATTCTGCACTATTGTATACATTGCCGTTAGAATTAAAATTTAGTTTAGAAATTAGATGTGATGATAATATTCAATCATTTCGAATAATTCAAAGTTTACTTGATGAAATATTTAAAAATAATATATTACATTTTTCTTTCAGAAATCAAAGAATTAGATGTAATATTGGACTAGATAATAATTTTACACAAGAAAAAAAGATTCAATTTACATATAACGATGAGCAATCACAAATGGTTAAATCATCAATAGTTATGGAGTGTTATTATCCGATATTTGATGAATCTACCGCTTTATTTAAGGGAAATGTAATACGTAATTTTAGAAATTATATTCATTTAACAAATGGAAATAAACAAAATATTATTTCGAGCGATGAAATAATAATAAAAACGTAATATAATTAACATCATTATGAATTTTTATTAAATATTTACCACATAAATAAATATATAAAAAAATAAAGGATAGTAATATGAATATGACAGTATTGGTGGCAATTATATCGGTTGGTGCTGCAATTATAACGACTATTTTAACGGGCGGATTTAAGATATTGGAATTGTGGTATCAAAATCGATTAAAAAATAAAGCTAAAAAAAATAGAACTCCATTAAAGGATGTCGCTAAATTTTCATTGGATTTAGATCAAGTATTATTCGATATAATGAGAAAAACTGGAGCAGATAGAGTATTTTTTGCTCGATTTCATAATGGTGGCACATTTATAGATGGCATACCAATGGATAAATTTACAGTAACTAATGAAGTGTATTCATTCGGACAATCAAAAATATCGCCATTATTACAAAATGTATTATTGAGCACGAGATCATCAATTATGTACGAATTATTATTCGAATATGAATTTAAAAGAGAGGATACGTCGAAATATACAGATGGTTTTGAAAAGATGGTATTAGACCAAAATATAAAAAGTATTTATATGTTTTTAATAAGTGATTTGAATGATATGCCAATCGGATTCATAGAAGTATCATTTATAAACAAAATAAAAACTTTAGATCTTTGTGAGATTATGTTCATAAAAGATCAACATAATGAAATATTAAAATTATCGACATACAAAGATGATCTTGAACAGTAAACATAATCAATTTGTATTTTATTTTCCACCAAATTTTTGGTATGATGGAGTAAAGGAACAATATAATGATTTTTATAAAAGTTTATTATTACCATATGATAATGTAGATGATTATGTATTATCTACACTACAATCGGTTTCATTTCCTGGATGGTCTATTTCTCCAACAAGACAAACTGGATATAGAGGAAGTGAGAGAGATTATAAAGCAGCGGCACCAGTTAAAGATGTAATAGAAAAGAAATTCTCGCTAACATTTAAAATGACTGAAGGATTTATGAATTATGCATTATTTCAAAATAATGCAATTCATTATCTTGATCATGAAAATACTATACAATATTTCGATAATATGATTCTTGGATTATTAAATAATGAAGGATTTCTTATGGAAACCATAACATTTAAGAAAGTTATAATGAAAGGTATGTCTAGTTTTAATTTAGATTATTCAAGTGTAGATAGCACGTTTAATAAATTCAATGTTGATTTTTTATATAATGATTGGGATATAAATTCCATGTATGACCAGATGATAAATTTATATGAAGGTTCTTAATTCATATCGCGATCGTGTTTATCCCTTGATATACTCATAAAATTTCGTATGGATTTTATCCCATTAAATATTTCATATAATATATCATCAATATGCATTAAATATTCATATAATGTATTATTGCTTGTAAACATTTTTTCGGACATAGTATTTTTAAGGATTTTCCCCTTATAATTATATCCTAAATATTTATTTGTACACTTTCTATATAATTCTGATTTAAATACACTATTTCTCAACATTATATTACATTGCGTATTTTTTTATGATATCTGGGTCATTAAGGAATAATAATCTTATTCCAAAATGTATTTCTTCATTTGGTAATTCCTCGGCATCTGATAAACTAAACCATTTATATTCGGTGTGTTCTTCATTTAATTTTGGTTCAAATTCTTGATCAAATAATCCAATAAAATTGTAATATTTAAATCCACCATTTGATGTTATATAAATATATGATGGTATAATACTATAATATCCCTTAAATGTAGTTTCTTCTATAAATTCACGTTTAGCAACTTCTATTATATTTTCTTCTGATTCACCCTTCTTTGATTCTAATCCACCACCAATTCCAGCCCAAACTCCTGGATTATCTACATTATCAGCACGTTTACAAAGTAATATTCTTCCAGTTTCTTTACATATTGGTAATATACCGGCTGCAATTCGAGTTGCTTCTTTTGTATCTTTCACATTATTAACATATAAATCAAAGTTCGTTAATACTTCTACAGATTCACGTATAGCTCTTTTCTCTGCTGGTAATAATACTTGAGTATAATAGTGTGGATGTTCTCTTAAATGGGCTATAACTATCTTTAAAGTTGGTTGTGGTTGATCTCCAGTAACATTAACATCATTACCCCATTTAGAACCATGTTCTGATTCAATTTGCATACCGAGCATAACCTCTTTATATGAATATTTACTTAAATCAATCCCAATATCTTGTGCTGCTCGAATTACATCATCCTTTGTGAATTTAGATGGAGTTTTTCTTTCAAATAAGTATTCTGCGAAATCCATTATCTAATTACTATTTTTTTAATTGCAATATTAACAGCACCAAGTGCCTCATCTTTTCTATATGTAGTATCATAATAATTTCCATATCTATCTGTCCATCCACCACGAATAACAACTAAATCATTGTTATCTATTATGATATCATTCATCTCATCAATTCCAATATCAGTATTATTTATATTCAAAATTTTTGATTTTTCATTAGATTCAGATACTATTCTTACGTTTACTGAGTCTACACCATCTATTTCTTCTATTAATTTAATTAAGTCACTTCTAGGTATTCTATCCTTTCTAGATATGTTTAAAAAATAATTACTTATTGATGAAACTATATCCCTTTTTATAATTTCCTCATCTATATCATTAAATATAACTAAACTAATATTTAATATATATTTTCTTATAATAGGATCTAATATTTTAACATCAGTTGCTATTGTTTTAACTCCAATTTTTTCAATATATCTTAATATATCATTCTTTTTAGCATTAGATAGTGTAAATTTATCAAGTGGTATACTAAAATAATCTAAATTACCAGAAATCAATTTAGTTATATCTGGTATTAAGAACATATTAAATAATCTATCATTATTAACATCTCTACCAACACGAATTATAGAAAATGTTTGCATTCTTCTTAACATTAATTCATAATCAGATTCCACCATCAATCTTTCATGTGATTTAGATAACATCATCCTTGTTAATTCGATTGGTTCTGAATTTGATCCATAATCAGGAGATATAATAGTTGTTATATCAAATATTGCATTTAAATTTACTTCATTTCCAACAGAATCAAATGCATTTTCTGAAAATTCCCAAAATATGTCATTTATATTATCTGTTTTTATACACCCATTATATCCGTCGGTTACTAGATATTCTACTCTTATTTCTTCACCAAGATTTGGATAACTTCCAAATTTTCCATTACCAAAAAATATATCAATTCCTGATGTTATTCCAGTTCTAACCATACATCCGGGTTCTCCAGCTGGTACCCTAAGTATATTTTCATATATTGGTTGT